ATAGGCAGAGAGCACTCCTCAGTAACTTTTTATCGCTCTGGGAGTGCTGCAAGTACGGATTTTGATATTGAACAGTACGAAGTAACAAATATAGAAAAAATAGCAGGAACTACAACCCCCACATGGATTTGTTACCCATAAATTCTAGTTAATGAGTTGGTATTATAACAACGAACAAATATCAAAAGTTTCTCAATTCCCCAAAAACACCTATGGGTTCGTTTATAAAACGACTCATATTCCTTCGGGTAAGGCTTACATAGGAAAAAAAGTACTTGTTCATAATAAAAAAATTAAAGTAACTAAAAAAGACTTACTATTATATGAAGGAGTAAAAGGTAGAAAACCAACCCATAAACGTGTAAGTAAAGAATCTGATTGGTTGACTTATTATGGTTCTAATCAGCAATTAAAGGAATTAGTTGAAAATTGGCCTGCTGATCATTTTGAACGTAAAATAATGAAACTTGCCCCTAACAAAAAACTCCTTACTTATTACGAAACCCAATACCAGTTCATATATAGAGTGCTAGAAAAACCTGATGAATTCTTTAATGATAATATTTTGGGAAAATTTTTCAAGAAAGACTTTGATCCCCAATAAATTTTTCGTATCTTCCCGGTATGATAAATGAACTACTGGTTAATCTAGTAAATTCGGTTTTAGGTGAGGGTAAAAGAACTGCTAGAGGTAATCAATCCTATTATTGTCCCTTTTGTAAACACCATAAAAGAAAACTAGAAGTAAATTTTACTGAAAATAAAAAAGGTTATAACCCTTGGAATTGTTGGGTTTGTGGGAAGAAGGGGAAAACAATAAGATCTCTCTTTAAACAACTAGAATCATCAAATGAAAAGTTTCTAGAACTATCCAAACTTGTAAGAACAGGAAATGAAGTTGAGGAAGTTATAGTATCCACTAAAGTTGAACTACCCAAAGAATATAAACTTATACTAAATAACACAGATATAATAGCAAAGCGTGCCTTTTCTTATTTAAGATCAAGAAATGTAACTAAGGATGATATTGAAAAATATAGTATAGGTTATTGTGATTTTGGAAAATATAGAGATATGGTTATTATACCATCATATGATAAAGATGGGGTATTAAATTATTTTTCATCACGTTCATTTGATAAAAACGCCTATATCAAATACAGAAACCCAGATTGTTCCCGAGATATAATTCCCTTCGAATTATTTATTAATTGGGATTCCCCCTTAGTGTTGTGTGAGGGACCATTTGATGCTATGGCTATAAAAAGAAATGCTATCCCCTTATTTGGAAAAAACCTCCAATCAAAACTCCTTAAAAAAATAGCCACATCATTAGTAAATAAAATTTATATAGCACTAGATACAGATGCTATAAACCAGGCATTAAAACATTGTGAATATTTAATAAATCAAGGTAAAGAAGTATATCTTGTTGAATTAGAAGGGAAAGACCCAAGTGAAATCGGATTTTACCATTTCACCAAACTAATTCAAAACACTTTTCCTTTAACTGAATATGATATAATGGAAAAGAAATTATCATTAATATGAAAACCCCCAAAATTGAAAAAAAATATAATAGAATATTAGAAATATCTGAAGATGCACAACAGATTACTCTACCAGATGCTAGATATTATAAGCGTAACGGAGAATATTACCCATCTGTAACTTATGTTTTAAGTCACTACCCAAAAGGGAAATTCTTTGAAGAATGGCTTAAAAAAGTAGGTTATTCCGCTGATTATATTGTCAAAAAGGCAGCCAGTGATGGTACTCAAGTACACGAAATGATAGAAGAATATTTAAATGGGAATGAAATGAATTTTCTAACCCCTAAAGGTGTTCCTTTATATGATCCTAATATTTGGCAAATGTTTTTAAGATTTGTAGAATGGTGGGAAACCTATACCCCTACATTATTAGAAGCAGAGGTACATTTATTTTCAGATGAATTAAAAGTAGCAGGTACTTGTGATTTAGTCTGTGAAATAGATGATAAATTATGGGTTATAGATTTTAAAACATCAAACCAAATCCACACAACATATGAGTTACAAACTGCTGTTTATACTAAATGTTATGAAGAATGTTTTGGAAAAAAAGTAGATAAACAAGGAATACTATGGCTTAAATCAAGTAAAAAGAAACCCAAAGAAGGTAAAATGCAGGGTAAGGGATGGGAAGTTGTAGAATCAAAACGTACCCAAGAAGAAAACCTTGATATTTTCTCAACAGTTCAAAAGTTATTTAAGTTAGAAAACCCAAAACATAAACCTTCATTTACCGAATTTAAAACTGTAGCTAAAAGAGAAATATAATATTTATGGTAAATACTCAAAAATGATTAAATTAATAGAATTGCTTAAAGGGGGCACAGAACCCCCAAAAGCTCTTATTGTAGCTGGAGCCCCGGGTGCTGGTAAGGGGTATATTCTAAAAGATATAGATCTAGGGAGTTTAAAAACCTTTAATATTGACAATGCTTTTATTAATTTGTTAAAAAAAGCTAATGTAACTTTAGATTTAAAAAATGCTACCCCTGAAGAAAGAAGCAAAGCAGCTAAAGCAATGGCAGCAGCAACTAAAGAATTAAAAACAAGTATTATTCCTAATGCCATAGCTAATAGAGAATCATTTGTATTAGATGGCACAGCAGCTTCATTCAAAAATACTTTAGCTTTAAAAGATGAATTAGAAGCAGCTGGATATGAAGTATTTATGCTTTATGTTTATACTGATTTAGAGCGTTCATTAAAACAAAACCAAGAAAGATTTGAAAAAACGGGGGGCGAAGATAGAAGTTTAGCTCCTGCTATTGTACTAAGTACTTGGAATTCGGTAACAAAGAATTATCAACCCTATAGGCAAGCATTTGGTAATAATTTCATTTCTGTATCTAATACAGGTGAAACCATGAAAGATTTAGATGCAATAATAGATCAATATTTAACCCCATACAAACCCAAAGATACTCTTCCAAAATCCCCAAAACAAAAAGAAAGAAGTGAAAAACAATGGGGTAAGTTAAAAACTGAATTAGAGTATTTATTATCCCTAGATAAGGATAAAGATGGAGTTATAGATTCTTCGGTTTCTAGAAAAGCAGCGGCAGACATAATAAATCAGTTTTTGTCCTAATGTTTTATGAATTCAAAAGAAAGAATAAAGACTTGTGAGGGTTGTAATAAATTTTTCCACCCCACAAGACAATGTAAAGCGTGTTGGTGTTTTATGGATATAAAAACTAAAATAAAAACTAAAACTTGCCCTAAAGGTAAATGGTAATATGAGTGAATTAAGTAATTTTTTAATAGAAAGTATTTTAGATGGAGATGAAAAAAGTTCTCCTACAATTGCTTTATTTGGAGGTGGATTCAAACCCCCAACTAAAGGTCATTTAGAAGTTGTACTACAAGGCATAGAACAAAACCCTGATATAGATAAAATATATATAGCAGTAGGTGCTAAAGTTAGAGGGGGTGTTACTCAAGATGAATCTGTAAAAGTGTGGGAAAAATATCAAAAATTAATTCCTATTGAATCTGAAATTATACCTGTTGGTTCCCCATTTGAATTTTATAAAGAATATTTAAAATCCTTTTCTGATGATAAAGTTTATATTTTTATGGGGGCTAGAGAAGGTAATGAAGTTGATGATTTTGATGTAGCTCAACGTTCAGATTTTATAAAAAAATATAGTGATAATGTTATTCCGGTTAAAGTAAGTACTGCAGGAGGAATAAGCGGTACTTTATCAAGAAAATATCTAACCACAGATCCTGATAGATTTGTAAGTACCTTACCAGACCAGTTATCAATTGATGATAAAAAAGAAGTATATAATACTTTAATAAATGAAGAAATTGAAAAGAAATTTTTATATGCTTTTGATTTAGATGACACTTTAATCACATCAAAATCAGATGTTATAGTTACTAACCCTAAACAAGGAACATTTAGATTAACACCTGCAGAATATGCTTTATATGAACCAGGACCAGATGATGAATTAGATTTTTCTGAATTTGCTAAACTAAAAAACCCAAAAACTATTAAAGATAATTTTAATAAATTCTCCCAAATATTAAAACGAACATCAGACTTACGAAATACTCAGACTATTATTTTAACAGCAAGACAACCTGAGGTATCAACAGATTTAGAAGCTTTTTTAGAAAAGAGAAATTTACCCCAAGTAAAACTTCATGCTGTCGGAGATTCCTCACCCGAGGCTAAGAAAAAAGTACTTCAAAATTATATAGACCAAGGATATAATAAGATCAGATTTTATGATGATTCCCCTAAAAATATCGAAGTGGTAAAAACCTTAAATTCACCAGAAACGGAGGTTATTACCAAATTAGTTGTAACAGGACCTTTTAGTGAAAACAAAAAGGACCATTTTGGACTAATTCAGTTTGTAAATGAAGTTGTTGAGGAAGAAGATAATTCGTTTGATTATACTCCTTATTTAGATTCTTTAAATAAACACATGGAAGATAATGGGATGAATATACAACCCACCCCAAAAATTAAATTTATAGATGATGATGCTGATAACGCCGCAGATATATTGGGTAAAACAGCGTTTTACGACCCGAATCAACGCGAAATAACCTTATTCACCATGTCCCGCCATCCCAAAGATGTCTTGCGTTCATACGCGCATGAAATGATCCACCATATCCAAAACTTAGAAGATAGGTTGGGTAATATTACTACAACAGACACAAGGGAGGATGACCATTTAACAAATTTAGAAAAAGAAGCATACACTGATGGTAATATTACATTCAGAAAATGGACTGAAACTTTAACTGAAGGACAATTAAAAGAAATATCAATAAGATCAAAGGATGAAATCAAACATTGGGCTCTCAATGCCGATTTAATTTCAATTTTGCAAAATAACCCATCTAAATTTGAACAATTAGAAGATAGTTTAGAGGGGGGACGTTTAAAAGCTTTGTATTATTTTTGGGATCTTATAAAACAAGGAGAATTAAATGAAGATATAGAGATTGTTGATTCACCTGAACCGGAATTAACAATTTATTGTGATATGGATGGGGTATTATGTGACTTTGAAAAGAGATTTGAAGAATTTGGGCATATGCCTCCTCGTGAATATGAAAAGAAATATGGAACTAAACAATTTTGGAAACTTATCGATGAAGAAGTTGGAATAAGGTTTTGGGTTGGCATGCCTTGGATGCCAGATGGAAAAGAATTATGGAGTTTTTTAAAGTCTTTTAACCCAACTTTACTTTCAGCTCCATCGAGAAATAACGAATCTCGGCTCGGGAAACGCCTGTGGGTCAGAAATCACATACCCGGAACTAAACTTATTTTGGCAAGCAAATTCAACAAACCACAATATTCTCAGAAAAATTCAATACTTATTGACGACATGGCCAGCACCATTGAAAAATGGGACGCTGAAGGAGGTATAGGAATCCTACATACCTCAGCAGTTTCTACTATTGAGCAGCTCAAACAGTTGGGATTATAAGTCTAACCAAAATTCTAATCATGGATAAATTAAAAATGATTGTCAATTCCTCTTGGTTTAGAGCAGCACTCGCCGGTGGCGTAGCAGTAGCTTTATACATTTCAGGTAATGTTTTTTACTCTGGAATAGCTTTAGGGGTTGGTGTAAGAGAGCTATTACTTGCTTTAAAAAGCTAATAGTAAGTTTACATAAAGAGTTATGTAAATTTTAATTATTAACTTAAATTTCAAAAATCATGAAAGAAGTAATGGACAAAGTAACCACCTTTTTAGGAGGTTTAACCGCAATTATGTTATCATTTGTATCACTAAGCATTTTAGCTGAAGTAATATTTGGTGTAGGTGTATTTGGTACTAGCGTTGTAGCTAATGTAATAGAGCTAATTAGCTCTTTGGGTAACGGTGGATTTGTAGGTTTAATTGCCTTGATAATCTTAATACAAGTATTCCATAAAAAAGGATAATACATTTAACGTAAGTTATGAATATTAAAACGAAGAGGAAAAGACCAGGGATGCATTCAAAATCAAAATCATCCCGGTCTAAATCCTCTTTAAACTATAAGAAAAAATACAAAGGACAAGGAAGATGAAAGATAATGTTTTAAAAAAAGAATTTTCTAAGAATGATGTAAAACGTCTTAGAAATTTAGTTAAAGGAAACTCAAGTGAACGTACTGGAGAAGGCATTGGTTATACTAAAAAACAAGAGTTCCATAAAGAAGGTGATACTTGGGATGAAAATGGTAGAACCTGGACCATTAGAGATGGTATAAGAGAAAATATTACAAAACTTGATAAATTTAAGAAGGCAGCTGTGCCCTTATTTTGCCCCTCCTGTAATCAAATAATGAATAAACAATTAGACCCCCATTATTATAAATCCTATGGTCATTGTTTAGACTGCAGAGCTAAATCTGAGACCAAAATGAAATTAGAGGGTAAATGGAGCAAGTATCTTAAAAATACAACTAATAAAGAATTAGATAATATGATAGAAGAGTATAAATCATTTATGATGGATGCTCTCAATGAAGGTAATGATAGTTTTATTACAGAATCTGGTGAAGTAGAAAAATGGGTTGGGGGTATTAATAAAGAAAGAGCAACCAAGGCAATGGAAGAAACTATAAAATATTTAGAGAGTTTAAAAAAATAACAAATCCCAAAAACCCTTACATTTTGTTACACATTTTTTATGTTTTCCCATAAAATGTGGATATTTATAAACTAGATGATATTAAGGGTTGTTTCAATAAAAGTATATTGTTTAAACTAATCCTTAAAAATGGAGAGATGGAAATTGAATTATTGATTTATTGCATAACTGCAGTTGTAAGTGCTTTAGGTATAAAAGAAGTTTGGAGTATTTGGAAAAGAAAAATTGAATTAAAAAGCCAAAGACTTAAAAAAGATGAAATAACAAAAGATCAAATAACTTCTAAAGTTATAGATGAGTTAAAAATCAGGATTAGAAGTTTAGAATCTAAAATTGATGATTTATTAAAAATGAACAAAGAATGTGCTGTTAAGTTAGCCAGATTAGAAGAGAGAGTAATGTTATCAGCTAAAAAGAATTCAAATAGAAAAACGAAAAAAATAAAACCCTAAGCAAATAATGGATAATTTTGACACAAGAAAATGGTTTAAAAAACAATACCTAGAAGAAGCTGGAATCCAAGAAGGAATTTGGGCATTAGGAACTAAGAAAGACATCCAAATGTTTATACAAGATATTGAAGACATTAAAGAAAAACATTATGACTTTGTTGGTAGTGATGCTGTTTATAATGGGTTGGATCAAGCTATTGTAGAAGCAGAAGAATTATTAAAAATAGCAAAAGATTAAATAAATAAAACAATTAATAATAAATAAAATGAAAGATTTTAACTTAAGAAATTACCTTTATAACAACCCCCTTCTTGAAGAAAAAGAAGAAGTAGTAAATGAAAAGATTAAGGTAGAAGAAGAATCAACCCCAATAGAAGAAGAAACAAAAAATATTAAAGAAGAAAAACTTCGTGGGTACATCCGAGAAAGAATTACTTCTATTCTTAAAGAAGTTGAAAAAGAAGAGGAAGATGTTGATGTAGATGTTGATGTAGAAGATACTGAGAATGTTGATGTTGATATTGAAAAGGAAGTAGATGTAGAAGATGAAGAAGTAGAATCTGACATTGAAGTCAAAACAGAAGTTCCAGGTGAAGATACTGATACAGTAGCTGTATTAGGTCTTTTAACTAAAGCACAAGAAGAAGCTGAAAAATTAGGGGATGAAAAGTTGATGGATCAAATCGGAAACACAATTACCTATTTTACTAGAGCTCACGTTGTAAAATCAACAGAAACAAGAGCAGTAGCTGCTGAATAATTTAAAAAAATAAAATTTATGGAAACAAATGAAACTTATACGAAATTATCTGAGTTATGGAATGAATTTTCAATTGAACATTCAAAATCTTCTAAAGCTGCCCATGGTAGAGCAAGAAGAGCTTTAACAGAAGTAAAAAAATTAATCTCAGTCTATAAAAAATCATCCGTAGCTGAGGATAAAGTAAAGTAAAATGGACAAAGGTACCTTATCAGCTTACATCAAAGAAATCCTTAAAGAAAAAAAAGTAAAAGAAGGTACCTGCGGTTATGGGGTAAAAGGAAAGCTAGGTAAAAAACCAGCTGGATCCCACCTATTAAGCAAAAAAGACTTAGAAGAAGAATTTCTAACTCCTAATGAAATTGGTGATGAAGCAGTAGAAAAAGAATCATCATCAGGAGCATTTGAAGAATCATCAGGAATGCCCCCTAGAGCAGAAGAAAACACCGGTGAATTATTTAGTAAACTAAAATCTTCTGGTAAACTAGAAGAACCCACAGGTGGGGCTAATATGTCTGGTAAAAATTACACATTAAATGGGGGTTCTAAGTGGGATACTATGTATTTTTTATATAATCCAAATTCTCCAACACCCTTTGGCCTTAAGCAAGTTGCAGGTCATGGTCTTAGTGATACATTTTTAGCAAAGTATGGTTTAAGACCATCACAATCTAATGTAGCAGGAGTTGGTCTTTATATTTTTGATGGAAATATAAACCCAAGATATTTTACAGAAAAAAGATTTGAGGAAATAGTAGACCATTTTAGTGGTGGACTTGAAAGAGAAGCTAAAGCACAAAGAGATTTTTACCGTGATAGAGGACCAACCTCAGGAACTATTGATGAATCAGATGAAGATTTTAGAGATTATAGTTTATTAGATTTCTTCAAAGAAATGCAATCCTTTCCTGCAGCAGGAGTAGATAGAGAAGATATTAGAGATGCATCCAAATCCAATAAAACAGTTGGAAATACTCCTGCACTTCAAGATTTATTAGATCAATGGATGTCTGGTCGTTATGATGAAGACCCTGGATACTTGGTTGATGAATTAAGGGGTTTACTTGAATCAATTAATGAAGATGATTTTGGAAGGAATGATCCTGTTTTAATGAGAGCAAGAGCTGCTAAAATAAGAGCTGAAAAGGAAAAGGAAGCAGAGAGAATGAGGGATGAAAAGTGGGGAGAAACAGACGCTAAAAGAACAAAATATCGTTACGGGATACAAGATGAATTAGAAGATTTATTAGATAGAAGAGACCAACTAATGATTGATATGGAGCAGGAAGCTGAACCTGAAGGTGGTCCTATAGCTGATAGATATGGAGCTGAATTAGAAGATTTAGAAAATAGAATAATTGATATTAAAGATGAATTGGGTCAATTAGAATTATTTGAATCAGTTAATGAAGGTTTATCACCTGAAACAGCAGCCAAAGCCGAAAAAATTAAAAGCACTATGATTGGTAAAAACCGAGATAAACTTTTTAAGGCTTATGGTAAAGATGCTGAAAAAGTAGCTCATGGTAGAGCAATTAATCAAGCTAAGAAAGCAACTGAAAAAGAAGTTAATGAAGCTACTAATTGGCCAAGAGAGGTTGAAGCATATGATATGGATGTTATCTTTAAAAGAGACAAAATAATAGGTGATAAGGCTAAATATCAAATAGTTTATAAAAAAACAGGTAAAATAATAGAACCAGGTGGTAGAGTATATAATAGTCTAAATGGTTTGTCATATGATGCAGGGGATTATATCTTACCCAAAGGTGGAACCCAATCATCTCATTTTGGAGAATCTGTTAATGAGACCATTACTAAAGAAATGTGGGAAGAAGATTGGGATTTGAATATACCATCTGGACAAGAATTTGATAAAAATTCACAATCAAGAATAGATGCCTTAATAAAATTGGGGGTTAAACCCGAGAAAGCAGAAGACTGGTCAATGCATAATTGGGATACTTTACCAGGATCTGTAATGAAATTATTACAAGAAGTTTCTAATGAAGATAATTCATATGTAAGAGTATCTGAACCAAGATTTATTAAAGATAAAAATAATCCTAACTTTTTAAATGTTTATATGGACTATGATATTGGACCTGGTGGTTCATCCATAGCTCTAGGTAAAGAAACAATGACAGGTCAAATCCGAAGATTAAGTGCTGAAGAAGCTATGAAACAGATGAATGTTATAGCTAAAGAATTAGAAGCAAAATATAATATAGAAGATATTGAGGTAGTAGATAGAGAAAATGGGTTAGTACAAATATTTGCTGTATCAGATGATTTTATTGATATGGTTTTTGAATCAACTAATGAACGACTTACATCAATGGTAAGAGAAGTTTACTCTGAAAAACAAAGAAAATGGGCCTGTGCTCAAAAATCACCTAAATTCGATGAAATGTGTAAAGACACAGCCATCTCAAAAAAGAAGAAAATGAAAGAAAATAGACTATCTGAATTAATTAAAACGGCTCTTAAAGGACCAGTTAAAGAAACCACAAAACCAATCAAAGAAAACTTTGGTGAACTTAACATTGGAGCATTTTATAATATAAGAGATTTAGGAATGAATCAAATA